TCCTCAAGTTCAGTCAAACTGTATTTATGGTGCTGTACCATAGCAAAGTTTGTCTTGTAATAATTTAGAAGATTTTCATTGGACATTGTTACCCGAAAAAACTTGTCATACCCTCCAACTCAACCTTGTCATCGCAACCGCAATGGGCGCAAGTCCATGAAATTACTTTTCTAAGTTTAGGCATTGTATTAAAGAATTCAGTTATTTTCGCAAATTGTTCTTGTGAAAGTCCGTTGATAAATTCAACCAATTCAGCCTTTGTAGATTCGCTTGCAGGGTATGTGTTTTCGTTATCGAAAATATAGTCAATACTTTCAATCACAACGCCTTGAATCACATCGAATTGATTTTGTTTATCGTTTGCTTGTAACTTATCTGCCATAGACATGGTTGGATATTTAAGTACAACACCAACACCAGACTCTTCATCTAAAAGAATCTTATTGGTGTGAGTATCACCTACTTCTACTTCAACATCCATAATGTTGAATTTGTATGGTGTATTGAATTCACACATTTCACCCTTAGAGTTTAGCCCTGTAGGATGTGTAAGTTTGAGTTCAATCTCTTCACCAATTGACTTGCCACGAAGGCGTAAGAAGAAATATTCCAAATCAAACATTGGAAGTTTATCTACATTAATTTCATCAATAGAGCAATTGGTAATGATTTGTTTGATTGCACGAAGCATCTCTTTTGGGTCTTGAGATTCAAGAGCCATCAAAAGAATCTTTTGTTCTTTAACTAAGAACGGTCTGTACTTGTAACTTTGTTTGGTTGAATGTAATGTCAACTCATAAATCGGTGATTTGATTTTTGGTAAAGCCATGATATTTCTCCTTTAGAAATAATAAAAAAATTAAATAAATGTTACTGCTGTTTGTGGTGCAATTGGACCAACAAAACTTGCATCCACTCTTACAGAGTCTCCAGGCAAATTAATGTAACCCTGCGTAAAGTCCACAGTATGAAAACGATATGTCATTGTTACTGAAAATCGTTGATATGTGTTTTGTTCTTCCCAAGTCAAGTTCATTGGACTAATTTGAATTGGGTATGCATTGTAAAGTGTATATCTTGCAAGTTGCTTTCTTTCACCGCTCACTTGAATAATTCTCACCTGTCCTGATGCATATTGATTGTAATACTTTGCAAGTCCTGCTCGGCTTGCATTTCCGTTTTTAAGGTCTGTCTGATTGATAATGTTTTCAGCCCAAACCTCAAACATTGCTCTTTCTCTAAAATCTTCAGAGCAAATAATTTGTAAATTCACATCCTGATAAGATGTTTCATAAGCATACTTTGTCGTTGGACCATACGCTTGATCGTCATTTGTAGATACAGTTCTTCCTGGCAATTCTGTTGCCTCACAACGAAAACGAAAAGTTGAATTAATGTCTTTTCCGTCAAATGAATTCCACCAGTTTGGACCAGAAATATTCACGCTACCTTCAACATTAAAAGTTTGTCCTGGTCGACTTGGATTTGTAAGTCCCGTTCTTGCTTTAGTTAAAAAGGCGCTTTTTAATTCTGGAGGTAAATCGACCTCCGCGTAAAACATGTTAGGTCTTACGGGCGTGAAGTTTGCTCTGAATTGGCTGATACTAAACATTTATGTTTTTCCTTAGATCATTGATCGACTATCTGCCCAAATGCTTGCTTTATCTGATTTTTTAAATCTTTCAAGCGGTAGAAATAAAGCCATATCCCATTCTGGTGCTTTAATCTCTAAAAACTGGGAGCGAATATGATTGTTTAAGTATCGCTTAACAGTTGGTTTGAACGCACTATATTTAGATGCGCTTTTCAGAATACGATAGGTTGCTAGAATCTTTGTTTTCTCATTATACTTTTTATCAGTAGTGATGCTATACAATGCATCCATTAACTTTGCACGAAGCATATATGGCAAGTAGTGAAAGTTGATGCCTAGAAAGCCATCGTTATAAGTCTCAATAGGAAAGATAAGTGGGAATGTATCGTAGTATGGTAAATCAAGTTTGCCTTTTGGGTCATACTTAAACAAGTACATGTATCCAGGCTTCATCTCTGTGACTTTACGCTTTGGCTCAAAAGAACGAATGATTTTGGATGGGGTAAGCGAAGCAACGCCTTCCGCTTGTAATGCGGCATCTCGGTACCATTCTCTTGCGACTTTGGTTCTGGCAGGTGTCATACCCGCTGAAACGCCGCGATAAATGAGTTCTTTAAATAATAGCATAAATTCCTACTGGTCTGCGATACATATATTTATGTCAATTGTTTCTCAGTAAGTAACTTAAATTCCCAATTTCTGTCTAAACAATACTCAGTTGCCGCTTTCCATTTTGCTTGATTGACGCCCCATGTCATTACTTCATTGAGGTATCTGCGCGTTGGTTTGCCAATAAGTTTTGATGGTTCTAGCGTTTGTTTGTGAGGTTTTACTTCAATCAATGATGCACGAATTGTGCCATTTCTATCTTTGTAACGAATCCAAAAATCAACAAAGTATCGATGCCAACGATTGTCAATCGGGGATTTATAGGGCACGACTACTTCTTCAGAATTCCATTCTAGAATTGCTGAGTTAGTATCGCAATACACCATGAATCTACGTTCGAGTAGACTACGATATATGATATTTGTTGGGTCACCCTTATATTTTTGAGGGTTTTTTGGTTTGAATCTACCTTTGTATGCCATTTTCAGATTATAAATAAGAGAGTTAACCTATAGGGATTTATATGGCAAGAACATCTTTCACACCAACCGTTGACGGGCAGACTGCTCTGTACCCTGAGGCTGGTTCGGGAATACAGGAAGCGTCTACCGAAGTAAGCGGTCATGACCGTTATACTGCGGCCGGTCTAGTTCAAGGAACTGGAGTATGGCAATTTCCTATTGAAAATGATGCTTTTAATGTGCCTTTTCTACAATTCAAATTTCTTGATGCCTTTGGTAATCTTTTCAATAATCAAAGGGCACCTACTATCTATCTGCGAATGCCTAATCAATTCAACATTTCTGGCTTCTCAGAGTACGCAAGAACAGATAATATTTTTGGTGCAGGCAATCAACTACTTCAAAATGAAAATGCTTTAGCAATTGGCAAAGCGAAACAAGAAGAAGGATTCGATTCAAGCCTAGTTGCAAAGTATGGTCTAAGTGCGGCTGAAGCATTTCAAACGGGTATTGCTAGAGCATTAGCAGGTGTTGAAGGCTTTCTTGCATCTGGTGGTATGAACAACATTTCACAATTTGAGTTTACGCAACGACAAGCAATCAATCCGTTTTCTCAGTTGTTGTACAAAGGCCCGCAACATCGCAAGTATCAAATACCTGTGATCATGCGCCCAAGAACAAAACAAGAAGCAGACAACATCAAAAAAATTATTCATACTTTTAGAGTTGCTTCATCACCGTCAGTTCCTTATGTAGATGGTAAATTAAGATACTCTACATTAAGTGGAACAAGACCACCAATCCCTACGGGCATTGGTGAAGGTAGCACATTTACATTTGGCTATCCACACCTCACACAGTTTGATGTAATATTCAAGACTGTAGAACAAGATGTTAAAATTTTCAGAAGCAAGGCTTGTGTAATTGATTCTGTTGCAGTTGATTATGGTGGCCAGAAACTTACATTCTTTGAAGACGGCAACGTAACAGAAGCACAATTAACAATTCAGTTGACAGAAATTATTCCAAGAACACTTGGTGATGGTATGTCAGAAGCGAAAAACACTAATTTCTCAATGGCCTAAAATGTTTCAATTTTTTCCTAAGATACTTTATCTCATTAACGACTTTGATTATCAAAAAGTTGTTGATCTAAACGTGTCCGCACAAATCACAGAATATGTGAAAAAGTTTAAAACTTCTCCATCTGTTCGACAATTTATTATTCGAGACGGAGAACGTCCAGAAGCACTATCAAATCGTTTGTATGGCACACCAAAATACGATTATCTGATTATGCTATTAAATGATATTGAAAGTATTCATGATGACTGGCCTCGAAATTCAGTAGCACTCAATAATTACATCGAAAGCAAATACGGAAGTATTGGTGCGGCTTCAGTATCAGGATATTGGTACACAGGTGATGGCGATCAAGTATCAGAAGCATATTGGAATACATTACTTACTGATCCTAAAAAATATGTTAAAACATTTTTTGAACATGAAGTAGATGTAAACGATGAAAAAGCAAAGATCGACATATTCGATATTCAGGTTGCTTTGAGATTTGAAACTGGTTTACAAGAATTATTTGATAATCTATAATGGCATACACATTTCCTAAACTCAATGTATCTCGCGATCAATTTGGCTTCCAAACGGAGTCAGAGTCAACTACGCCAGATCACATTAAAGATACCTATATTTTATCTGCGCTGTTTATTAAAATTAAAAATGGCAGAACTATTTCACTAGGCAATTCTTTTAGCCGTTTAGAAATATACGAAGATATTTTTAGCCCGTCAATTACAGGCAAGATAAACATATATGACTACGTTGGTGGTATAGAAAAGTTTCTATTTACTGGCGGTGAAACAATTACATTGCGAGTAACTAAACCAGGCGGATCAAATGAAACTCTTATTTCGCGTGACGATTTGATTGTTTATGAAGTGGGTAAGATTCAATATGATAACGAAAACGCTATGTCATATGAATTGAGTTTTACATCAAAGTCTGCAATTGCATCACAAAAGAAAAGACTGTACAAAAGTTTTGGTACAGACAAAGGACTGAAGAGCGTATTCTCTAAAATCTATACTGATGTAAATGCAGTATCAAATCTAAACGTCAATACAATTGATCCTGACATTAAAATGCAAAATCCATTTGTATGTCCTGGATATACTCCACTTGAAGCATTGTCTCAATTAGCAAGACGTTCATGTGCATTAGGTGATTATTTTGTATTCTACGAAAAACTAAATGGAAGAAATGCCGCAGATTTTAAGCATGTGTTTATTTCACTAGGGTCACTCAAAGAGTTTTGGAACAATGCAGACAAGTTGCAAAAACTTGTGTATCAACCAACTGAAGATTATATAAATCGCGAAACGAATACATTCATTCAAATTAAAAGTTTTTTGATTGAAAATAACTTTCAACATTTAGAAAGAATGCAAACTGGATTCTACAATTCAAACATTCGCCAGATCGATCCATACAGCCGAAAGTATACCGACTCAAAAATCAGTTACAAAGACATGGCACTTGATACTGACTTTTATGCCAATCGCATTTTAGAAAACAATAATGAATTTTTAAAATATGATGATAGTTACCCAGAATTTCCTGGCGAAAGATTGATTGTGAAGCCAAAAAATGATATAGTATTAGATAAGGCTAATTGGATCAAATATGACACTTATGGTGGGCTTCTAAATAGTGGGTTACGAGTACTTGCAGATATACCTGGCGCAGACAATCGCATTAGCGTTGGCTATGCAGTTGAATTGGCACTACCGAGTAAGGTAGCAAAGGCGCAAAACTTAGAGCAAAGTTATGTTGCTGAAGATGAATTTTACTCAGGAAAATATCTAGTAACAGCAGTACGTCATATGTTTACCAAAGATTCTTATGTCAAGAAAATAGAACTAAGCCGCGGCTCACTCAAGATTAATCTTGATAGACGCATCGAACAAACGAGTTAAAAATGAAACTATCATTTTCAGAATATCTTAATAAAAGAGAATACGAAGCGCAAGTATCGCTTGAAGAAAAACTTATTCTCTATAATAATGGTGCAAAATACGGACAAGTAGTATTCTTGGCTGGTGGTGCTGGTTCAGGTAAAGGCTTTGCGATTAGTAATTTTATGCAAGGCGAAAACTTCAAAATTCGTGATGTAGATGAATTAAAGATTGCATTTCAAAAACTTGATGATCTAGGCAAATTCACTATGGATGAGTTGCTGAAAAAGTACGGCGATAATATTAGTGAACGCGATATGCAATTCATTCAAAAGAATGTAATTGATAAAGGGTATTCTCTTAAAGATTTGAATCTTAAAACACCAGAGCATGTTTATTCATTACATGTTATGGTTCGTGCTACAGGCGCAAAAAATAAAACACTTGATCTATTGCTTGATGGTGCGGCACAGAATACCCTACCAAACATTTTAATTGATTCTACATTTGCAGACATGGATGACATTAACACTTACATTCCTATGTTGCTAAAGGCTGGTTATAAAACTACAAACATTCATGTGACTTGGGTGCTAACTAATTATGAGATTGCAATTGAAAACAACGCAAAGCGTTCTAGAGTTGTACCACAAGATATTCTACTGAAGACGCACAAAGGTGCGGCACAAACAGTATTTAAACTGGTGAAGACAGGATTTCCAAAAGAAGTAGATGGTGGTGTTTATGTTGTATTAAACAACCCGCAGAATACAATGTTTATAGTAGATCCAAAAACTGGTAAGCACTATAAAGATATTAAAGGAAACAAAGTTGTAGGCAACTTCATGTATTTGACAATGAAGAAACCAGGAAAAGCAATGACAACCGATGCAGATGTACGCAAGCAATTGTACAATTGGATTAAAGATAATGTGCCACCAGACTCATTAGATACGAAAGAATTAGACGATCTATGAAAACATTCAAACAATTTATAAGCACACCCGCAACACAAAAAGAGTGGGAAGAAGATGTGTATGGTCCAGAACTTGTTGAGGTACTCAAACAAGTAGATGGCAAGTGGGCTTTAGTTTCAAAGAATACAGGTAAACCTCTTGCATACTACAAAGGTGAAGGCAAGCCATCTGATGATTGGGTAGCGAAACAAGAAAGACGCATTCAGTATTTTAAAAGTATGAGGTAATTATGTTTCTTGGACGCGAAGGTTTTTATTGGTGGATAGGTATTGTTGAGGATAATGTAGACCCTCTTTTGTTAGGGCGCGTCAAAGTACGCATTTTTGGCTA